CAGTAGTACGGCAGGCGTAGTGCGGCGGCTGCCTGCTTGGCGTCGATCATCGGCTCGATGTCGTTTTCGGACGTGTTGTTGTCAGTCATGATGCATCCTCCAGCAGCGGTCTTGCCATGCGCACATCCGGCATTCGAAGTGGGTAGAGTCATTGAAGGCGCGCGGCAGGAGTTCTCCTGCTTCGGTTGCCGTGATGACCTTCACCGCCCGATCCGACATGCGTTGGGCAAGCGCCGCGTCAAAGGGCACAGCCTCGGTGTAGATCTCCATCGTGTCGGCGTTGAGCGCCGTGAAGATCGCCGGGTGCTCGTGCAGTTCGAGATAGGCTTGGTAGATCGCCACTTGCGCGGCATAGATGGGCTTGGCCACGGCAAGCCGGTTCTTCTCCAGCTCGCGCCATGACTTGTTGCCCAGGCACTTGTTCTCCCAGAGCGCGGGATAGGCGAAGCCCTCGGGGCCGCCGACGATGACGCCGTCGATGTGGCCCTGCAGTCGGCCATCAGCCACGGAGAAACCAAACTGCTCGCCGTCCGCCTTGCGTGTGCGCAGGTCGAACCCCGCATCCCGTAGCCACGCGACCATGCAGTCCTCCATGACGTGGCCGCGCTCGAAGATGCGCAGCATCCGCCCGGCGGTATCACGTCCGTGGTCGACGGGTGCCTTGGCGTACTCAAGCTGCAGCGCACGCTCGCAGGCCACGCCGAGACGCGACGCCCCGAGGTACTGGCGTTCCGGCTGACGGGCGCGAGCCTGCTGCATCCCGGCATCGACCAGGGCGGTGACCTGCCCGGAGATGCTCGATGAGGAGTTGAAGTCGATCATGGCTTCGTCTCCCAAGGCAGGTCGTCCTCCAGGTCGGCGAAGGGGCTGGCCATCGGATCGGGGGTCGGAGCCATGCCGCGCACCGGCGGAAACTTGGTTTCCTCGTGGTGCTCAACCATCGCCTCGGTGTAACAGGTGACGATGGCATCGATCACGCGCAGCGCCTCAACTTCCGAATAGGCCCCGAGAGGCTTGTCGAAACCGATTTCGCCTGCCGCTTCGCCGAATGACCGGAGGCATTTCTTCATCGCGGCCAGTTCGACATCAGATGGATCGATCATGGCGACCCCCTTGATGTTGACGTGGCCTTCCGTGACCCGCAGCCAGTTGCCGTACAGCGCGTGAAACGCATCCTGACAACGGCGCGAGCAGAACACCCAGTCGATGGGGTAGCGCCGTGGGTCGCCGGTTTTGTGGCGACCGTCGTTGTGCCCGAATCCTCGGGCCTGTCGTTTGCAGACCCAGCATTTCACGCCACCTCCTCGAGATCATCGAGCAGCAGGCCCAATTGCAGGGCGGCACCAGAAAAGGCTGCCTCGCAGCGGCGTTTGAAGTCGGGGTAGCTCATCGAACTGCGCGCGATGGCGGTGACCGCGTGAATCTGCGATTCCAGATGTGCCAGCCCCTGCTCGGACAGCCACTGGTGATGCTTCTGCGAGATGCCCTTGCGGTTGCGGATTTCACCCAGCAGTTCCTCCGGCAGCACCGGGCCATAGACCCAGCGCAGCGTGATCTGGCCGATGACGTGCGGTGGGTTCTGCTCGTGCCCCTGGTACCGCCAGTTGAAGAGGCGGTACAGCGCGCGGTAGTAGTCCGGGTGGAAACGCCGCTCCCACGAGGCGCAGGATTGGCGCAGCAACTTGGAGATCAGCTCCTGCAGCGCGTCGGGTGCGCGGTGATGCTGGTAGCCGGTGGCCTCGTCGATCAACGCGACCTCGCCGGTGGTGGCCAGCGAGCGCATGATCTTCATGCAGTTGGGTACCAGCTTCTGCCGCGCACGGTGCAGGGTGCGGTTGATCGCGGCATCGATCACGCCAGATGCAATCTTGGTGATTACGCCTGCCGGAAAGAACTGCGCCCGCCGACCATTCGGAAGGAAAATCGGTGAGTCAAATTTATCCAACTCCGACAATGAGTTAGGCGCAAACTCGACCAGGATTTGCCGAAAACGGTGACCCGTGTTGTTCTCGTGGAAGCCGAGCAGCTTGGCGAGCTCCTTGCGGACATAGCCACGTTCGCCGGAGGTGAGCACGACCGCCTCGCAGTCGAGATCGCCAAAGCGCACCACGCCGTAGTGGCTGGCAGTGAGAATGGAGGTATTCATGGCCACCTCCTTACTGAGCCCAGGACGGCTTGCCCGTCACGGGTGCGCGTTGCTGGGCCGGTGCCGAAGAAGCCGGGGCCGTTTGCGCCGGAGCGCCGAAACCACCACTGCCGTTGTTGGACCTCGCCGGCACGCCCATCAACTTCGCGTAGTCGGGATGGTCTGGTTCGACCGCGACCTTGACCACGTTCCGATCCTGGCCCTTGGCATCCTTCTCGACATCGACGCGGGCGAGAAACTCGATACCGTCCAGCTCATGGAAACCCTGGATACGGCGAGCGGCGGCGGCCTGCGGGCTGTTGTCCTGCGGGTGGACGTTGCGGGCGCTGTTGAGCACGGCACGGATGAAGCTGCGACCCATCTGGCCCCAGGTCGGTCCCTTCTTGGAGTGCAGCCCGATGTTGCTCCACATCTTGCGCTTGGCATGGTCACCGGCGGTGACCACGAATTCGGCGGCGAGATAGATGGAGCCGGTGTCGAAGGACTCGGTGGCGTAGCCGCCGCCCCAGCCTTGCGTGGGGTCGTCATAACCACCAGGTTTGATGGTCATGCGCACCGGGACGATGGTGCCTTTGGGGATCAGATCGAAGCCGGATTGTTGCGATTCAGCGTCGTTGAAGTCGTTCCAGTTATTGGTGGTCATGTGATTACTCCTTGGATTCGGTGGTGTTCTGGGCAGTGGGGGTGGCAGTGCCTGCGCACTTGGCGATCAGCGCGCCGAGATGCGGCGGCTCCAGCAGGTCGAGACGACCGCTGCGGTCTTTGGCCGGGAAGCCGTAGGGATTGACGGTGTGCGTGACGAACGCGCGGTAGGCGCTGCCGTCGTCGGCCTTGATCTCGGCCAGTGTCACAACCTCATCGACGATGCCGGGCAGCTCCAGACTGGTCTTGCTGCCTTCGATCTGCGGGACGAACACCTTCCTGTTGTATTCATCGAGTCGTTCGTCGAGGATGGCCACGAACACCACGTTCTTGCCCCGGGCGTGCTGCAGGTGGGTCAAGGCGCTGACCATCTCCTGGCCGAGCAGTCCGTAGGCACCGCGCATGTCAGGCTTGCCGGTACGGTCGCTGACCGCGCCCGGCTGCGTCTTGCACCACGCGAAGCACTGGCGCGAGAGCTGCGTGATCGAGTCGAGGAAGAATGTCTGGTAACGGTCGAGCTGCGCCGGGTCGCCAAATTTCTCGACGACGTGGTCGTAGTGCGCCTGCGAGAACGCGCTCTCCGGCGGCAGCGACTTGTCCGGGCCCGCGAGGAACACGAAGAAATCGCGGCTATCCGGCCACGATGCTGGGCGAATGGTGTCGCCCGGCCAGTCAGCCACGGCCAAGTCGCCCGCCTCGATGTCGAGGAACAAGGTGGTGGTGGGGTCGAGGTCTTTGAGCCGGGTGGTCTTGCCGATGCCGGACTTGCCCAGCATCAGCAGCTTCACGCCCTTGCGCTCGGCCATCCGCTCGATGGCGGATACGATGGGGAGCTTTTTCATGCTTCACCCCCATCGATGCTCAAGGTGAAGGACGGCTTGCCGCCATCGACCGTCCGCGCAGCGGCGAACTGCTGCTGCAAGGCCGGCGGCCAGTTGGTGTAGCGGGATTCAGACACCGACAGCTTGATGTCGAGGTAGCCCTCAACCTTCTCGCCGGATGCGACGATGCGCTCGGCAATCTCGCCCAACTGTTTCTGGTTCCAGCTGACTTTCTTCGGCAGTTCGAACTTGATGTGCAGTGGGCCATCACTGATGTGGACGGTGCCGAAGTCGCGTCCGGATTCACGAAGCGCGGCGCGAGCCTGCTCGCCGTAGCACTTATCCAGCGCCGCATCGAACTTGGCACGAGCCTTCTTCAGCCAGTCGAGTGCATCGTCGAGGTTTTTGTCGACTTCACGCTTCTGCTCGGGGGGCAACGCAGCCAGTTGGCTCTCGGACATCTCGGCGATGTCGGCGGGGAAGATGGTCAGATCGTTCATGGCCGCCCTCCTCACAGGTAAGCCCGAGCCGAAGTCGAGTAGCGCGACACGCGCCGCTCGAACGCTTCGATCTCAGGCAGGAGATAGGTGACTCGGCGACCGAGCTTGCAATGAATCGGGCCAATCTGCTCTTGCCTCCATCTGCGAAGAGTCTTGACGGAGAGGCCCCAGCGGATGGCGAGCTCGTTTTCGTCGAGTGCGATGCGCTGAGCGGTGGAACCGCTTGGGAATGGCCGCTGTTGCCGGCGGCCGCATTGAGGGGAAGTGCTTGGGATTTCCATTTGCAGTGCTCCTTTGTGTTAAATGGGCACTGCTCATTCTTCGCATCCAATTCCGGATGAATTCCGGACGGACTTCCGGATAAACCTCCGGAAAATTGGTCAGGGCATTCGGCGTGAGCGGATCCGGTAGAGACCGTGTCCGACGTTTTCCAGCCACTCGCGCCACACCCCTTTTCCGAAAACACTGTCGGGATCGCGACCGCAGTTGGTGCGGGTGCGCGCGTCAGACCATTTGACGTTGGGCTGGTAACGCGCCTTCCAGTAGTGAGCGATTACCGCTCGTTGATAGCCCTCGGAGAAGGTCTTTTCTTCATTCATGTGCGCCAGCTTGAGCACGCCCGTCCGCTCATCGAAATACTCGTCCTGATCGGCGTCTGCGGATGAGCCCTTCAGCAGACGATCCAGTACCTCGCGGTTGCACCGCACTTCCTCAATGCCGCCGGCCAATAGGCACGCCAAGTCGCGCGCCTGGTGGCTGTTCGGCAGTACGAGATCGACATCGGTGGCAGTTAGTACGATGCCTTGGCTCGGTCGTGCCTGATCGCGCAATGCCGCTTCCCAGTCAGAAGCACACTGCCCGAGTCGGCGTGCCACGTAGAGGGGTGCGAACTGATGGGTTCGTCCGACGCGCAGGTCACCCAGATGCCAGAGATGGGCGTCAATGAGTTCCCGCTTTCGGGTGCGGCGCGCGGTTTCGATGTCGAAGATATTCGTAAGCTCATCGAGCCATGCCTCGACGTTGGGCGCGTAGAGGGCGATCTCCGAGATCGGCCGGGTGATCTGTCGTGCATGACACCCGCAGCTGCGATAGGTGAAGGTGCCAGCGTCCTCGTCGATGACAACGTCCACCTCCTCCTCTGAATCCAGAACGGGTGCCAGCAATGAGGTCTGGTAGCCATCGACGACGATCCAGCGACGGGCAAGGAACAACTCGGTGAAACCGCGTAGCTCATCAGCCACGAATGGGCCATCGAGCTTGCAGGCGCGCTCCAGGGCAATCAGGAATTCAGCGTGCAGCATGGAACACCTCAATACTGCCGGGCGCAGTCGAGACGGATCAACTGAGCAACAACCGTCTCGCTGTCGTCCTTGGTGAGGCGGCGGTCGTTGAAGCCGTTTGGAGCCGTGATCTGCGAGGACACGTTGTGCGCCTTGCGATGCAGTGTCTTGGCGATTCGCATTGTCAGCCTGACCTGATGGATGACATAGTCGGTCAGATCGTCTAGGCCGTGCACCTCGCTTGCCGTAGCGTAGATGTCCCGCTCCTCGAAACGGTGACGGCGGATGACCAGTGCGTTTTCCACTCGCCGCTGGACGAGCTTGCCGCGCTGCGTGAACTGGCGCAGTTCCGGCTTCACAACTACGAGGCTGTTGATCGTGATGCTTTCGATGCCGTCGATCCGATCTGTCTTGAAC